GATCATTCTGTCCACCAAGACGCGGTACGTGGCGCAGGACTGGGACGCGATGAAGCGTTTCATCATCGACCACGACGCCGTCGATCTGCTGGAGAAGCGCATTGCGCAGAAAGCGATGAGCGAGTTTCTGAACGACAACCCGGGCGTCGTCCCCCCGGGCCTCAACACCATGACCGAGGTGGACGTCTCGGTACGCAAGTCGACCTGAAGCAAAGGAAGCAACCATGAGCAATGCAATCACGACCTTTAACCCCGGCGCGATGCGCCCCGCCTACGCCAAGCAAGGCGAGCTGTCTGCGATCGCCAAGGCCTTGGCCGGCGGCGGCGCTTCCGGCAAACGTCTGTCCATCAAGGGCTGCGTGTTCCGCCTGATGGTGGATGGCAAAGAAGTCACCTCGATCGAGGAGCGCTACCTGGACGTTGTCATTGTCAACGCCGCGCCCAAGGTGCACCGCACGTTCTACGCCGGCACGTACGTCGAAGGCCAGGCTGCCCAACCTCCCACCTGCTGGTCGGCTGACGGCAACGCCCCGGACCCGACGGTGAAGAACAAGCAGGGTGCGACCTGCGCAACCTGCCCGCAGAACGTGGCCGGCTCGGGCCAGGGTGACTCCCGTGCGTGCCGTTTCGGGCAGCAGGTCGCCATCGTGCTGGCCAACGACATGGAAGGCGATGTGATGCAGCTGTCGCTGCCCGCCGCGTCGATCTTTGGCAAGGCCGAGGGCGAGAACCGCCCGCTGCAGGACTACGTCCGGTACATGCTGGCGCAGGGTATCGACGTGACGCAGCTGATCACGCGCATGAAGTTCGACACCACGGTGGCCACGCCGAAGCTGTTCTTCAAGCCCATGCGCTGGCTGTCGGAGGAAGAGTTCGAGATCTGCCAGAAGCAAGGCACCTCGCCGGACGCGATCAAGGCCATCACCATGACCGTGTCGCAGATGGATGGTGTACAGCCTGCGCCGGCTGCCGCAGCCCCTGCTGCCTTCGCTGCTCCCGCTGCCACCAGGCCCGCACCTGCACCGGCGCCCGCTCCCGTGGCCGATGAAGAACCGCCCGCACCGCCCCCGAAGGCACGCAAGCCCCGCGCTGCCGCCGCGGCTGCCCCGGCACCCCTGCCGCCCGAGCCGGAAGCAGAACCCGAGCCGACTGTGCGCCAGGCCGCTCCCGCGGCCGCAGCACGCGTGCCGGCAACGAGCACGCTGCTCGAAACACTGAACCAGTGGGACGACGAGTAAGCCCTATGCCGTACTTCCAGAAAACGAAGGACGGCGTACGCGCGCGCAAGGCCGCCAATGCACCCCTCGGGGTGCGTTTGGCCAAGCTGGCTGTCAAGCTCGACTTCTCGGTCATCGAGATTGCGAAGAAGACCGGCGCATCCCGTACCACCGTCTACAGCTGGTTCTCGGGCAAGGGCGTCACCAACGCATACAAGGCCGCAGTAACCAACCTCATCGCAGAGCTCAAGCAACGCTGATCGGGAGTCCCGTATGGAGCCGCTCGTGTTTCTATCGGCGGTGCTCCCGTCTTCCGGCAAGCTCTGCGTTGCCGTCATTGACGACACCTCCAAGCAGCAGTTCTTCGTGGACAACCACGAGGAGCTGCAGCGCGCGTCCGAACTCCAGGATATGGTCGGGCGCACGACCTACATGGCGCTGGCATCCTTCGACGATGCCAAGAGCCGCAAGGCTGAGCATGCCTTGTTCATGCGCAGCTTCTTCCTTGACCTTGACTGCGGTCCGGGGAAGATGTACCCGAACAAGAAAGACGCGGTCATTGCCCTGGACACGTTCCTGAACAGTAGTGGGTTGGCCGCACTGGGGCAGCCGTGGCTCGTGGATTCCGGCGGCGGGATCCACGTGTACTGGCCACTGGACAAAGATGTCCCTGTCGCCGCGTGGAAGACCGTGGCGGAACGCCTCAAGAAGACCGCGCACGCGCTGCACTTCAAGATCGACAACACCGTCACCGCCGACGCCGCCCGGGTGCTGCGCATGCCCGGCACACACAATCGCAAGTACGGTCCCGATCGTCTTGTGACTCTGCGACAGATGGGCAACGTGTTCAACCTGACATCCTTTGCGGATCAGCTCACGCCCGTCACCTCCGCCACCAGTGTGTCGTCTGCGCCGGGCCGCGCGCTGCAGCTGGTTTTGCCGGGCACACCTCTGCAGAAAGCCCCGAGCCAGACTGCGTTGGCGCTGGCGTCCAACACGCTGACGTACTTCAAGAACATCATGGTCCGCACAGCAGCCGGCGACGGGTGCGCGCAGCTGGACTACTACGTGAACAACGCCACGCAGGACGGGCTGGAGCCTTTGTGGCGCGGGTTGTTGTCGATCGCCAAGCCATGTGTCGACGGCGTCAAGGCGGCGACGATTCTGAGCAAGATGCATCCGTACGACCTGAACAGGATGCACACCAAGCTGTCCGAGATCCGCGGACCGTACCCCTGCGTGAAGCTGGACTCCGAGAACCCCGGCGTATGCAGCGGGTGCAAGCATTGGGGGCGCATCACCAACCCCCTGGCCCTTGGACGGGAACTCCAGCTTGTCGACGAGGCGCAGGAAGTGGCGTACGAGTCGGGCGACGGTGCCGCGCCCTACACCGTACAGCGCCCCAAGCCACCGAACGGGTTCACTTACGGCCGCAACGGTGGCGTGTTCTACCAGAAGACCGAGGTCGACAAGTCCGGAGAAACTTCTACACGGGAGATCATGCTGCTCCCGTTCGACTTCTTCATGCTCGACATGCTTGTCGAAGACGGTGTGTACGTCACGCGCTTCATGGCCATCAAGCAGGGCGCGCGCCAGATCGTGGTGGTCCCGAACAAGGTCATCACCAGTACGGACGCCACCATGGCCGCGCTGGCTTCGCAGAACATCGTGGCATCCTTCGGCGCGGGCAACGACAAGAATCTGTACACCTACGTGCGCGCGTGCATCGGCGAAGCCAGCAGCACCGACAGCGCACTGCTCGTGCCGCCAAGCTACGGCTGGCAGCAGGACGGGTCTTTCGCGCTAGGTGATCGGATCTTGAAGCCGGACGGTTCTTCGTACACGTTTGTGTCGGAGCGCTTGTCGAACCTGATCGCGGTGTCGCAACCGCACGGCACGTTGCAGGACTGGGTACTTGTCATCCAGATGCTGATGCGCAAGAAACTGTGGGGGCAGATAGCCAACCTGCTGCTCAGCTTCGGCTCCCCGCTGAAGCGCTTTGCGCCAGCCGGCGCCCGGGCCTTCACGTTCCACATCGCCAGCAGCGCTTCGGGCGTAGGCAAGACGCTGGCCCTGTCGCTGGGCAACTCGGTCTGGGGACATCCTGTGAACTTCTCCGTCAAGCCAGCCACGTCCGAGCGGACCATGCTGCAGCGCGCCGGCATGCTGGGGAGCCTGCCGCTGAACATCGACGAGGTGACCAACAAGGTGCGCGGGGGTGACAAGGAGTGGCTGCCGAACCACATCTTCGACTTCTCGCAAGGCGGCCACAAGCTCAAGGGCATGGGTTCAGCCAACGCGGAAATGCGTGACGACCTGCGCTGGGAGTCCAACAGCACGCTGACGTCCAACGCGCCGATGATGGAAGCGATGATGGGTGCCCGGGAGACGACATCCAACGGAGAGATGTACCGGCTACTCGAGTGGCGCGCCAGCGGCAGACTGAACTGGGAGCCGGGCGAGCGCGAGGTGCTCAAGCTGCTCGACCGCAACTACGGGACGGCAGGCTGCGTCTGGGCGGAGTGGCTGGTGCAGCATCAGGATCTGGCGCAGCGGGCGGTGGTCGAGGCGATCGACGGCTGGCGCGAGCGGTTGCATTCTGCGGACGAGGAGCGTTTCTGGTCGGCGGGTGTCGGCTCTGCGCTGGCCGCGCTGACGCTGCTGGGCCCCAAGCACGCCAACATCATCGCGATACCGATGCAGCCGGTGTTCGACTTCTTCAAGCTGCGGGTACAGGAAGCGCGGCGCATCATCAACACCAACCAGGTGTACGCCAAGGATCTGCTGAACGTGTACATCCGGGAGAACCACGGGAACTTTGTCAAGGTCACGAGCCCTGATCAGAAATTCGCTGTGTTCACCGACGGGCGGGAGGTCAGCAAGGACAGCGCCAAGGGTGCGATCCGCGGGCGCGTCGAGTACAACCTGGTGCCAGGCTGGACCGACTTCTACATCGACATCCGGTTGCTCAAGGAGTTCTGCGCACGACGCAACAAATCCTACCTGGAGTTCGTGCAGGAGCTGTCCGACAGCATGAGCGTGGTGGAGATGCGCAAGGACCTGCTGGCCAAGACGCGCGGGCCGTCGTACCGGGTGCTGTGCCTGAAGATCAGTCAGCGCAATGAAGACCTGGAGCAGTAAGTACCCCTGGCATCAACACGCTGCCGGGGAGTCGTTCTTCGTAACCAGCCTGGACGTCGGGCTGACGC